GGACGGTGAGAACCCAACTATGGACGACCGGAGCACAAGCTCCCTAAGAAGTAGCGGCTCGATGAAACGTCAAGTGTTCCATAAGGACATGAACGCCTCATTTATAATCAATATAAATAATAATTTAAAAATTAGACGAGATGGCTACACAAGATTTGTTGACTTACAAATGTAAGTCTTTAGGCTATGCGGAAGTCGGGGCTGGTGCAGAAGCTTCTTATACTCCTCTTATGGGTGTGTTGGAAGGTTTGTCTATCAGTCAAGAAACCGCAAGTGAAAGTGCTATTAACGGTGAGTTCTATGATACTCCGCTTGATAGCGTGGGTACACTTGGTTCTTACAAGATTGAATTTGACTTGGTTAAGTACAAACCGGAAGAGATTGCCGCTATGGAAGGCGGTAAGTTTACCGCTGCTACTGGCTTGTACACAATGCCTTCTTCATTCACCAACGTTTACAAGCAGTTCAAGTTGGAGTTCTACAATGGTATTGACTACATTGTTATTTACAAAGGTAAGGTCGCTACCAATTGGGATGGTACTGATTTGAAGACTGCCCCGTTGAAACTGCACATCGCTATCACTGCTTTAGTTGACAATGATGGCAAAACGGTTGAGATGAAGATGGCTGAACCTTCTGTTGGAGACTAAGACCCATTATAAATCAAGAGAAAGGGCAGTGGCTTGTTTGCTGCTGTCCTTTTTTCTTTAATACACAAATGATAATGGAAGAAAAGGATTTAATTATACCGGACGAGCTAAAGAGGGAAATATCAGAAATTATGACTGACAATCCTACGCTTGTCAAGTTAGGAGATAAGCAGTATAAGGTGCATCGGTTGAGGGCATACTCATACCAGCGTATTTTCCAATTAGCGTTGAAATTACAAAAGGAAGAGGATATTAAGGATGATAAGAGCATGATGTACGCTCTATGTACAGACTTGGACGTAAGTTCCGAGATTGTAGCAATCATTCTTGTTAATCACCTCTTCTCACCAGATGATATAACCGATTATGCGAGTGCGATAGAAGTTATGAGCAGAAATGACAAACTGATAGCTTTTATGAAGGCTCGTATTCTCAACTCCGTATTTGAGCCTGCTCAATGGGCGGCAATCATTATTGAAGCAATAAACAGCATCGACTTATCACCGGTTTTTACGGTGCTCATATCGGGGAAGGCTCTTATGGTTTCGCAGACGAATATGAGGAAGAAGGTAGCGGAACAATTAACATTATGGCGGCAAGCCAAATCGGAGATTTAGGTGATTTCATACGTAGCTTTCCGCAGTTTACGTATGACGATTATCTTTATAGATTGTCTATGGCACAAGTTCTTTTCTTGACAGTAGACAGCACCCATATCAAGTATTTGCGTGGCAAAGATAAAGAGATATGGGAGAAGTTTTGGAAACGACGTAAAAGTGATAGAAGTGAGTTGCAAGCACCTAAACGTAGTGTGTTAGATACCATACCAAGAATAAAATAAAAAGTAGCAGCGATGGCAGACAATAAAGATGTAGTTATTAGTGCTTCAATGTCTGATAAGGACTTGTTATCAAGCATTGATGAAACTCTAAAGAAGACGGAAAAGCGTCTGGAAGATTTCACCAACAAGTTGGAAGGTAAGTTGGCGAGTGTGGAGGGCTTTGCCGACCAATTGGGTAAGAATATTGGTAAGGGCTTAGTTGATGGCTTTAACCAACAAATCCGTCCTTTGGAAACAAAGATTTCCGAGTTGGAAGCCAAGCTTAAAAGTTTGGGGGCAACTAATATTGCACAAGGTAATACTGCTGCCACGCAAGCTACTACTACGAATGTATCTGTAGACGTTAATTCCATGAACCAAGCCTTGCAAGTTGCCAATAATTTGCGAGAAGTATTCTCTAAGATACAAGGGAACACAACCCGTATTAAGAATAATATGGAGCAATTGGCTACTGTAAAAACTGATGTGCAAGAGGCAAGGATTAATGTTCATGTTGCTCAAAGGGAGAAGCTGCTTCAAAGAGAAATATTGCTCCGTCAGCAGACTGCCAACTTAGCAGCAAGAATAGCAAGAGAGGAGGAGAAGAGTAGAATATCACAAGGAGGTCAAAGCTACGAAAAGGCTATGGCTATGGGCAATAAGTCAATTCAAGAAAGGACTGAAAAGCTAAAAGCCTTGCAGATTGTACAACGTAATCTCTCCACGGATGATGCAGAATATGCAATGAAGCTTCGTAATGTCAATAAAGCTATGGAGGACTTGAAAAAGCAAAATGCGGAAGCTTTATCCAGTGGTATTCAACTTCAAAAGGCAAATAACAGTTTAGCTGAATCATTTAAGAACTTAGGTAAAAGAGTTCTGTTCTATACTGGATTAGGAGCGTTAACTGGCTTTGCAAAAAGTCTTATGGACGTTAGAGGTCAGTATGAATTACTTGAACGTTCGATTGGTGCTGTACTTGGTGACTTTGAAAAAGGTTCTCAGATATTTCGGGAACAACAAGAATTAGCATTAAAATCTCCATTTACCGTATTGGATTTGGCTGGTGCTACGAAACAGCTTGCTGCCTATAATTTTGAAGCGGAAGAGCTTGTAGACGTTTCAAGACGTATGGCAGATATTAGTGCTGCTCTTGGTGTCCCTATGGAACGTCTGACCTACAACTTAGGACAGATTAGAGCACAGACTGTTCTTACAGCAAGGGATGCTCGTGACTTTGCTAATGCTGGTCTTTCTATAACTACAGAGCTTGCTAAGATGTACACTGAACAAGAAGAAAGAATTGTTTCAGTAGGTGATGTCATGGATAGAATGTCTAATAAGATGGTTTCCTTTACTGATGTAATGAAAGTTTTAAATCGTTATACAGATGAAGGCGGTATGTTCTATGACTTCCAAGCAAAGCAAGCTGAAACTTTAGCAGGACAGTTATCTAACTTAACCGATGCTTATGACTTCATGCTAAATGAGATTGGTAAGGAGAATCAAGGCATGTTAACCGGAAGCATATCTCTTGTAAGAAGTCTGTTTGAGAATTGGCGAAGTGTAGCTAATATATTGACTGTTGTCGCTGCTGCTTTAGGGTTCTATAAAACAGTTCAACTGGGAACTGCCGTTGTACAACTTGCTGCTAATATAAACTTGCAGAAGTACGCTGAATATTTGAAAATAGTGAAGGCTGCATTGAGAGATAAGGCGAAAGCAACAGAGATTGCCAATAAATCAACTGAAAAATTAAATAGTACACTTGTTGCTGTTGCAAAAAATCCTTATGCTATAGTAGCTGCTGGATTAGCTACTTTGGGAGTTGTCATTTATCAAGCATATACAAATGCTACTAAGTTTAGAAAAGAACTGGAAAGTATTACTGCTGGCGGTCTTATAAATGCACAGCAAATGACTTCTGATTTTGACGCTTTAGTAAAGAAGTTGAATGAATCGGAAAAAGGAAGTAGAAATTTTAGCGATGCTTTGAAGGAGATAAACAATACCTATGGTTCATATCTCCCCAATATGTTGACTGAGATTAACTATGCTTCTGAACTTGCTAAAAATTACAATAAAGTTGTAGATGCTATTTATAATAAAGCAAAGTCACAAGCTCTTGAAAAGAGTTATCAAGTAATAACAGAAAAGTACTCTGAACAACAACAAGATGCTATTGCCAATATTATAGAGAAAATGACAGAAGGAGGTATCTCTAAAGTAAATGCACAAGAGATTACCCGAAACTTTGTTGCAAGTTTGGATAAAGGACTTTCCAAAGGTGAAACTTATATGGCAAGATTCTACTCTATCTCTAAGAAGTATCTTGGCGGTTCTACTGCTGAAATGGAAAAGCTTAATCCAGTTGTTCAGTCTTTATTTGGTTCATCCGGAAGCATTGACAAGTTAGGTAAGGCGATTACAGAGCAAAAGAAGGCTATTCAAGAAGTTCGTGAAGCCAGTGATATTATCAGCAATAGACCAACTTATTCCAGTGTAATAGAAGGTCAAGCAATAGATAATATCAATGAGAAATATAAGAAGCTGGAACAAAATCAGAAGAACGAGAAGCTAAGACTTATCGAACTTCAAGCTGCATATAAGAAGCTTGGCAATACTTATATGTACGACCAGATAACTGAACAACTTCAAAAGTATAATGTAGAGTTAAAAGACTGGCAGAAGAATGTTAATTCTATTGTTCAGAAAGCTGGCGGTGGTGCTGGTGCAGGCTTTGCCATTAAGCAAGACGAAGATATTTGGAGTTATATAGACCGATTGAAAAAGGAATATAGGTCGCTTACTGCACAACAAGAAGAAATATCTAAAGGTCTTACTGCAAGTCCCGAAGAAAAAGAATATGTCGCCAACCGTTTGAAAGTTGCAAGACAAATTGCCGCTGCGTTGAATCTCGACCTTAGCACTCAAAAGGAGATGAACAAGGCGAAGAAGGAGGAAATGGATTTATTGAAGCAACAGATTAAGCTGGTAGATGATATTCAAAAGAAGTTCTTACAGCTTGTGAAAGACACTGGCAATATAACCTATGCTGCTGAAAAGGTAAAGGAAGCTTACCAAGACTTATTCGACAATGCTTTTAAAGGTGTTAGTGTTGATATTAACGACTTGATTACCTTTGATAAAGGTAGCGCTCCAAAGTTTTATAATAAGATAGCTGAAACCCTCAAATCGCCAGAAGCTAAACAGTTGGTTGCTGGGAAGAAAGCACAAAGTGAGATTGAATATTCTATCTCTATAAACTCTGCAAGTGTTGCTTTGGCAAAACGCAAGATTGAGGGAATGTTTCAAGGCTATGAGCTTGAATTGGATATAGAGAATGCTGGGCAGTTCGGTTCACTGTTCGCTGGTTTGTTTGAGTATGACCCCGTTTCACTTGAACAGTTAGAAGCTGATGTTAATGCTACATTGAATAGTTTGAGGGAAAAGGTTTCATCCTTCCAAGAAGAACAAGAAACATTGCAGGATTTAATCAATAAGAATCCTAATGATGAAAGGGTTAAGAGTTGGCAAAGTTCTCTTGACACTATGGTTAAGAGTGAGAGTGATGCTTCAAAGGCTATTGAAGATATTCAGAAAAGATTAAGCGATACTATCAAGAAAGCTGCATTGGATGATTTCAAGAACTTCCAGTCTATTGCAGACAAGTACGCTGAAATGGAGGATAAGATAGCAGAGGTCGAAAGAAAACGTTTGGAAGACCAAGCTTCTATCTCCAATAGAGTTACTGAGGCAACTTCTGATTTGGCAAAGCTGGAATTGCAGTTGTCTGTGACCGAAAGCCCCAATGTAAGAGCAGAGATAGAAAGTGAGATTGAAGAAATACAAAACTTTATAAACGAGAAAGCCCCAAAGCTCTCTCTTGCTGTTGATACTGGTGCGGAACAAGAAAAGACTAAGATAGCTTTTGAGGAATGGAAGAATACTTCCAATGCTTGGGAGAAGTCGTTTCAAGACTTAAGTATTATAGGTACTATCTCTTTAAATCAAATGATTGACGAGATAACTAAGTTTGCAGAGGCTAATAAAGCTAATATGCCAATAGACCAATACAAAGAACTATTAGCACGGATTAAGGCTTTAAAGACCGAAGTAAATTCTCGTAACCCATTTGCTGCTCTTGCCAACCAAGTTAAAAACTTAAAAGATAAGCTGAAAGAAAGCGAAAATCCTTTTAAAGACTTATTAGCTAATATAGAAGAACTTGGAATGATGGTAAGTTCTGTAGGGAATATATTTGAGCAGATGGGATTTTCGGAAGGTGTCACTGATACTATCTCAACAGTAGGAGAAACTATACAAGGAGTTGCCCAAGCTGCTGATGGAGTTAAAGATATAATGTCGGGCAATTTTATTAGCGGTGGTATAAAGGCTGTTGGTGGTATCTGGAAAGGAGTATCAGCCATATTCAATGCCGGGAACAAGAAAATTACAAGAGAGGTTGAAAAGAGTGAGAGAAGAGTTAAGCAATTAGAGAACGCTTATAAGAATCTTGAACGTGCTGTTGATAAGTCGATGGGTAAAGCTGAAATTTCAGCGCAGAAGGCAGCTATTGCAAATCAGAAGGCACAGCTTGCAGAAGTTCAACGTCAGCTTCAACTTGAAAAGAGCCGGAAGAAGAAAAACCGCGACCAAGACAAAATCATAGAATTAGAGGGTCAAGTTACCGACTTACAGAATGCCATTGATGATGCTACTACCGAAATAGTAAATAATTTGCTCGGTACAGATGTGAAGTCTGCCGCAGAAAGCTTTGCCGATTCTTGGATTTCAGCTTGGAAGGAAGGAACTGATACAATGGCAAACTTGGAAGAAAGCTTTGATGATTTAATAACAAATATGATTGTCAAGTCGCTTGCTTCTGAGATTGTCGGACAACGGTTGAAGAGTATGTTTGCTATGGTTCAGAGATTTACCGAAGAAAACTCTGCTGGCGGTGTAGGTATTACCACCGAAGAAGCCAAACAGATAGCTGACTTGGGTAAAGAGCTAATTCCTTTGATAAACGAGGACTTAAAGAACTTGATGGGTCAGCTTGGTATAGAGTTCGGTAGTGGAGTGAAAGACGCAGCCCTTTCTTCCTTACAGAAAGGAATCTCTTCGGTGACCGAAGAAACTGCTGGGGCTATTGAAGCTTATTTAAATATGGTTAGTGGGCAAGTGTTCCAACAAACTACTATTCTGCAAGGTATATGGGATATGACTAATGTCAATGCAGGAACGATGTCGCAGATGTTACTTCAAATGAGAAGTAGTTATCAGATACTTCAAGCCATTCAAGTTTGGACGGTAAATATTTCTACTGCCGCAGGAAATGGTGTAAATGTTAGGATATTACCCGATTAATTAATATATTTGTAGTGAGGGAGATAGATAAAGGTCGCTCCTTTGTTGAAAGTGGTTACGGTGCACTTCTCCCTCACTATTATTAATACCGTATAAACATCGTAAATATGAAAGAAAATAATGATTTAGGAATATTGATTCCTATTAAAGAGAACAACGGACAAAAAGCGGTTAACGCACGTGATTTACATGCTTTTCTTGAAAGCAAGCAACAATTTGCTGATTGGATAAAAGGGAGAATCAGTAGATATGATTTTGAGGAAGGAAAAGATTTTGAAGTACTTTGCTTTGACTATCAAGGTAACTTATTGAATATCAGACATCATAATTTTATGAAGACTGATAATCAGCAAGTTAGTAAAATAGAATATGCACTGTCAATTGGAATGGCTAAGGAGTTGTCAATGCTTGAAAACAATGAACGAGGAAAGCAGGCAAGAAAGTATTTCATTACATGTGAGGAGAAGGCTGTTTCCGGTATCACATTGCCTAACTTCAATAATCCGGCAGAAGCCGCAAGAGCATGGGCTTTGGAGTATGAAGCAAAACAGCAGGCGTTACTTGAAGCTAAGGAGGCACAAGACAATGTTAAACGCTTGGTGCATGATTCTAAAACTTATACTGCTGGCGAGATTGCAAAGGAAGTTGGTTTGAGGTCTGCAATAGAACTTAACAATCGGTTAGCTAAGATGGAAGTTCAGTTTAAGCAAAACGGTACATGGCTATTATATGCCAAGTATGCCGACTTAGGTTACACTTCTGTTAAGCAAACTGTATTAGATAACGGACGCATTATTTATGATAGAAGGTGGACGGGTGCTGGACGTGATTTTATAGTTTCCTTGTTTAAAGAAGAATGATGGAGCATAACTTACTATACTTTTACAAAAACTCTTTGTTACGGGACTTGTGTAGCGAGTACAATAAGGAGTGGAAAGCCTGCAAGGAGGATAGAGAGAAGCTTATGCAGCTTGCCTTGCAGCAACAGAGTATTCCATATATGGCAACTTCAATGTATGAAGGCTGGGGAATGTCCGTAGACTTTTTGAAAAGGGAGTTTGCTGACTATATAAATGGGAAGCACACTTTTAACGATGTAGATGAAGTGGATGGTTATACTTACTCTATGTGGGTAGATAATCACGATTATATAACCTTAAAAGAGGACGTTTCTCACTTCGTCCAATGTGATAGCCGCATATCGGTACAAGAAACTAAATGCCCAACTATATATATATCCAATAAGTCTAATGTTCACTTGGAATTAGACGGATTCAATGCCATACGTATCTATCTGTTTGATGAAAGTGTTTTGACTATTGACTATGTAGACGTACACAGTAATGTTGTAGTCTATATGTATTCTCCCAAATGTGAAGTGAAGGTTTTAGAGAATGATGGTAAAGTAAAAATGTTCACTAAAGATTTAAGACTGTAATGATAGGAGCAAACATATATTTCGTAAAAGCTGGTATCGAAAACTATACTGACTTTACAGTCAAATGGAAAGGTCTTCGTATATTGAAGATGGACGGCTTTCTTGCACAAGGAGAACCCAAGAATATCTATACGGCTTCTTGGATTAACAGCAACAAGGAGGATGTCTTTGTACCGGATAAAGTGTGCTACAAAAATCCCGATGTAGAGATTTCGTTTATCATAGACGATTTCCACGATAGAACGGTTGATGTTCGTGCGGTTCACAAGAACTTCATTAGTTATATGACAAGTCATCAAGTGACTATCAAATCTGAATATGCTGGTGCAGAGAGCAAGTTTGTATGTTTGGATTCTTACGAACCTACAACTATAATAGTTAATCGTCCTACTGGTCGGAACTATATTATGGGTACTTTGAAAATGCACCGTGTAGACGAGAATACATATCTTTAATCGTTAAAAATACCATCCTATGAAACAGATTAAATCACTTTCCGACAAGAGGCTTATCGTTGAATGTACGGTAAATGGTAAGCCAGCCCATTTCTTGATAGATACGGGTGCAAGTGTTGCTTTAATTGCAGAGGACAAAGTTAAGAAGTACGGACTTATCAAAGGACGTAGATTTCCAGGTACGATAGTTGGTGCTGGAGGAGAAATGAAAGATGTGTACTACTGCAACACCTTTGCGAATTTAGAGGGGAAAGACATCTCTCAATTTCTTATTGCCGATATATCGGGAGTCCGTTCAAGTATCAAGAGAGAGACGGGCATTGAGATACTTGGAATAATCTCCCTGCCTCAAATGAAGTTCGTTGGCATTCAGATAGACGCTAATGACAACTTGATAATATTGGAATGAGAAAGCACCTACTTCGCAGCAGATGCTTTTTAAATATAAAGTCAAGATAAACAGAGTTGCGGCAACAACTCTGTTTTTTAAAGCGGACGAACGCATCTCAGGACTAAGCATCTCGGAACTTAAAATCTTTTTCAATATGGGGAATATACCATTGAAATTGAAATGCGCTCAATCCACTGCAAATATATGAAAACTTATTGATATGAGCAAGATTTATAATGGGTCTAACATTCTAACTGTTATGGAAGCTCCTTTTTTATCAACATTTACCCCATTTACTCCAAATCTAACCCATATTCCTAATACTGGTTGAATATTATTATTAGTAGTATAAGAAGGTAAATTATTTAAGAGTGTAGATAAAGCAGTTCTTGTTCCTCCCGTATAGCTATCTCTTGCTGTTATTCTATAAGTTCCAGCACTTGCAACAGATGTTACAGCAGTCCATGTCCCATTTTTCATCATTTCAATAGAGCCAGCTTGATTAATATAAGCAGTTTCTAATCCTAAATATACATTAGAAGCATTTAATAATTTTCCAGTAGAGTTATAAGAAAAATCAAATATTACAGTCATACCACAAGAATAACTATTTTTAGGTTTAGTCCAAGTACTTATTCCACCTTCATTCAATGCAAAATTTCTATTTCCTGCATCGATATTATAATACATTACATATCCACCAGTAACTTTTACATTATAAGCTTCGGAAGCATTTTTTATATTAATAGTAATTTTCTCTCCTTCTGGCATACAAAAAGCTCTTCCTCCTCCTAAGAAACGGAAGTATTTGCCTGCTGGGTCAGTAGTTACATAAGTTAGATTATAGCCTATGAATGGAATAGCATCTAATGTTTTTACATTCTTATCAATAGCTGATTTTATATACTGTTTTACTCTATCTGATAATGATAGATTAATAATCATTTTAGAAATATCAGCAGAAGAACTTAAAGAGGTAATAGCTTTCTCATGTGAAGCATATTGAACAATATAACCTCCGTTTTCATGTGGAAAATATATTGCTAATCCAAATCTCCAATTACCATTTGAAATTGGCATTCCACTTATTATAGTAAGTTGATTTAATGGGATTTCTATTCCCGAAGTATCTCCAATACCTTCCCAAGAACTATCTCCAAATTTAGCATTAAATGTATAGGTAGGCAAACTATTTATTTCATCACTATAAATAGTTATATTTTTAAATCCAGAAGCAGGAGCTTTTGCTGAATGATTATATCCAAAATTAGTAGGATAGTCTTCATTTAAAAAGTCAGTTGCTCTATAATATTCATTAGGTTTTGTATATCCCCATTTTCCAGTAGTAGGTATTGAACTTACCATTTCTGTTACTAAAGCTGAAACTTCATAACAAGACAATCCATAATTTGTAGATTTTCTTTCTAATGGAGTTAACTCGCTAAATTTAGCATATCTAACTGGCTTGTACTTTGCAAATTTATTAATAGAATCTGCTTTACATAATGTTCCTAAATCGGTACTTGAATAACCTATTGCTGCTGGTATATCTACTCCAATATTTAATGGAGCTATTAATCTTCCACTATTAACTGACATAGTTACCTCCTTTCGCAACTACTGCACCAAGCACAACCACACACAAAGAGCGACAATCGAAAGATTCTACATTCAAGTCCCCTTCAATTATCGCTGCTTCACTAACATTAAAATGTTCTTCTAACTGTTCAAGTGAGGTACTAAAAATCCCCCCCC